TGAATACCTCCTAAATCTAATGTATTTGCAAAGTCATAGGTAGCTCCTGTTTTATCAACCGCTCCAAGAAAATCAAAGTCAGCTATTGCATCAAAATCCGATACATCATCTATAAATACCTTTGAACCTAAAACTAAACCGTTAACTTCATCAGAGAAGAAACAATCATCTTTTGCCCCCTGAAATGGAGGATTATCCAAATCTTCTCTATCTACTAAAACAGTAATTTTTGGTAATGTATCTGGTTCGGTTTGAAGCATCGTGATAGAAGCCTCACCAGCACTTAATCTTCCACCATCATCACGAAATTTTAAAATATACGTTCCATTAACAATATTTGGCACGATTGTTTCACTAATATTTCCAGAAAGTTGAGGCAAAACGTCCACTGCATTTGTAAAAGTTGCACCTGTTGTAAGGTTTGAACTTCTTATAACCACGTTTCCACCATGAATAACGTCAACATCTGTTGATTTATCAAAACGTAATCGTACAAATTGATCTGACAAGGGTTCTATTCGTACATTCTGCACATCTGCTGGCAAAGCAGTTTTACCAACTGTAGTGAATGTTGTTGTTGCTGGATTTGTACTTGGCTTACCTAAAGCGTTATAGCTAAAGACTCTAACTTCATAAGTGCCGTTTAAAGTTTCAAAAATTGTAAAATCAGGTCTTGTTATACGTTCAGAGATAAAGTTTTCATTTTGGAATCTATATTGAACCATATATTCAGTTACACCGCTTACAGGTTGCCATTGAATAAATAATTTACTTACAGCCCTGTTATTCAATACCACTATTTGTTCTGTTCCCTTTAAGCTGCTTGGTGCATCTTTCAGTGCAGTTAAAGTTGTAATTGTTCTTGCTGGCAATGCTGTGCCATCTTCCACAAAAGCATATTTATTAGGATCATGTACAACAGCAACGATTTGATAATTTAATAATTCTTGCTCTGTTACAGATACAACTCTAAAAGTCTGTAGTTCAACAGATGTATTTTCTATTACCCAAACGCTGTTTGCTTGTGGCACTGAACTAAATGCAGAATCTACAGTGATAGTTGCTCCTGATACGCTGCTAATGGTCTTAGTCTCCAAACTGCCGTCAGATAAAATTACAGACAAAGTAGCTGAATTTGTAGATGGTAAATCTGTGTTGTTTTGATCGTCAACAATAATCTGTGTAGTAGAAACTCCTGTCTTTATTCTTCCTCCTCTTCTTACCCCTGCCCTCATAGGATCTGCAATATTAATCACAGTTCCAACTCTGACTATCGTTCCGCTTTCTAATGATGCTGTAAATGTAACTGTCTCAGCTTCGTTGTTTTGTGTATATAAAAACCAGCGTCCAAGTCTTGCAGCTTGGCCTCTTGATGTACAAGCAAAGCCATTTAAATTTTTAGTTACTATGCCATATTTTGCCTGTAAAGCTGTATCTTCTATAGTCTCATAATCTACCTCTTGAGTCTCATTATCAAAGTAGGAGACATTAACAACAGTGAATTTTGTGTCTTTACTAGCACTTGAATAAGAAAAACCAGCTTCAGAAACATTGCTTAAATTGTAGATATAGCTTGCATCTGTTGGTTTATCGCAGCTTATGTTTACTGCCCCTGCTGAATAAAAAGGCATTGCCCTCATTACAGCAGCAAGATTATTTATGGTATCGTATGCAGCCCTTTGAGAATTTAAAACAACATTACAAGAAAATCTGGCTTCAGTACCACCAGCCCCATCATCTACTTGCTCACTTGCATATTGACTGGCAGAGAAAAAGCTAAAAACATCTAGTGATGATTCTGCA